AAGTCTTGTTTAAGAGCTATATTGCCTATGGAGATCAGGGAATTAACTGATGAGGAGACGTCATTTGGAGGAAAGAATGTAAAATCATTCAAAAAAGATACATCTAATGGATTCGCTTGTCTTAAAGGGAAAGAGAGTTATTTGGATTTCCAGAATAAGAAATTAACACCGGAAGGCATAGAAGTATTAACTAGATTTAGAAATAATGCCAAGAATGCTATATTTGATGAAGATGATTTTGTTTGTAAAGAAACTTTTAAGGACGAATTGAGAGCGGAGTCAAAGATAGACAAACCGAGATTGTTTAGAGTTATGCCTTTTCCTCATATATGGTGGTCTAAGAAATTATTCGGTGAATTGATACCGTGGTTTAAAGAACATTTGCATGATTTTGGAGTGTGTGTGGGATTTAATCCTTATACAGATTTCGACCCCATGGTGAAAAAATTGAAAGGAGTGCCTATTCATGGAGATGAAGATTATTCTCAATGGGATGGTTCACTATTGGCATTGATGTTGTTGACGGTAAGAGATGTACTTAAGGAGATTTATGTAGGAGAGAATGAAGATGTACTAGATTATGTTATGGTGACCATAGCCAGATCGTGGACGATGATAGCCGATGAGTTATATGCTTCTACTCATTCTTTACCATCAGGTACATGGATGACCTTGCTTTTGAACTGCTTAATAAATAAATGCTTGGTAGCTTTGACTATTTATAGAAATAATTCCAATACTAGTGTCGATGATTTTTTGCGTGTCATAAGTTATGTATGTGGAGACGATAAGATTTTTGGAGCTCCAGTTGATGTTAATTACAACCTTTTAACTGTAAAGAAAGTAGCTGAAGATTTAGGAATGACTGTGACTAATGGTGATAAGCCACCCGTAACTGAGCCTTCTAGGGATTTAATGAAACTCAATTTTTTAAAACGTAATATTGTTTATCATCCCCTTTTGAAAAGATATGTAGGAGCTTTATCTATTAGTACATTGTTTAATACTCTTCAATGGTTTAATACGGATAAGGTTGGGGAAAGTTTAACATATGACGATTTAATGAGAGACAAGTGTAATGCTGTGTTGGTAGAGTCATACTTGCATGGTAGAAATTGTTTTTTAATGTTTAAGAAATACATGCAAGATAACGATATAGAGGGATTGTTTGAAGAATCACAGATAGTTAAGATACTACAGGATGAGGAAGGATATGAAAGTGTTATGGATCTACTTAAGAAAAATTTTTATAATTAATTAAATAATA